CACCAATATTCTTTAACCGAATGTGATTTGTTGGTAGAATATGAAGTGGTGAAAGCACGTTCCGAAATGCAATTGCAATTATCGGTGCTTCAAATAAGTTATGACTCTTTAAACGAAAAACACACACTTTTGATGGACATCAAGAATGATGAAATTAATACCTATAGAGAGATGTCGCTCAAGCAGCCAAACAAAAATAACCATTGGTGGCTAGCAGGTGGTGCCGTTGCGGGTATCGGACTTTCTTTGGGAGTGTTTTATGCCGCAACAAATATCGTACAATGACAAAATCCAAACAAGATCCAGATTACGTTGTAAAAGTTGAAAAAGCAATTGCTGACAAATATGGCATCGAGGCGATACAACACCCCGCAAAAGACTGGAATCCAGAAAAAGAGCAGGAATACTTAGAGCAGGTTAAACTATTAAATAAAAAAATTAGAGATTTATCCGAAAAGGCTGAAAAAATAGAAGTTCAGGGAGTTTTGATATCAAAAAAACTACTTAATAAAGACAGCAATAGAGTTTGCCCAATTTGTCATATTTATTCTTTTGATAGTAAAGACGACATTCATATGATCAAACACGATTGTTGTTACAAATGTTATATTACATGGATTGATGGAAGAGAAAAACGTTGGGCAGCCGGATGGCGTCCCAAACAAGGAGAAAAAAAATAAATGGCAACAGTTTTAGATATCGTAAGGGGGATTTCACAAGCCGTCGCAAACGCCTATGATGGTGGTCATGATGAAAAATACTCTCTTGACGGCGAGGCGAGGAAGATCGGACTTAAAAGAGAAGAAGGGGATCCCATTACTGACTCCCGTGTGATTGATGGCTTCGGCGTAACATTCCACGGCAACCTTTTATGTATTAGTTATCAAAGCGACATTAAACTTAAAGAGGTTTATGCGGGCGATATCGAAGCAGACGTAGAAGATATGATTCAGAATGTTGCTAATTTTTTAAAGAAAGAGTACAAAAAGATTACTGGCGACTCTCTTTCACTAACTGCCGAAACCGAAGTCGATGTCCTGGTTCAAAGTACTTCAAAAGTCCGTGTATTCGTTACTGGAAAACGCCATTATAAAATTGGCAATCTTGACGGAGTCACCCCAGTCGCTGAGCCTTCCGAGGATAGATTGGATAAATCCGTTCGTGACTTCTTGGCTCTTGGCAAATGGCGTAGAAATAAATAAAACAATGATTAGATGTCGTTTGAACTTACAAAAAATGAAATTTTAAAAGAGATCTTAAAAAGCGGTAAAGATCCGGTTTATTTTATTAACAGTTATGCAAGAATTGCCCACCCCCTTGACGGGCTAATCCCGTTTAAGCTCTACCCATTTCAGGAAGAGCTATTAAGGGATTTTAATAATCATCGCTTCAACGTTATTCTGAAAGCGAGACAGCTAGGCATTTCCACTACAACTGCTGCATATATTGCATGGATGATGCTTTTCCATCGCAATAAAAACATTCTTGTTATTGCAACCAAGTTCCAGACGGCAGGAAATCTTGTAAAGAAAGTAAAACACATTATTAAAAACTTGCCTCCTTGGATGCAAATAGCAAGTATCGACATAGACAATCGGGCATCATTTGTGTTATCAAACGGTTCCGAAATTAAAGCCTCATCTACTTCAGGTGATGCAGGTCGTTCAGAAGCGCTGTCTTTGTTGGTTATCGATGAGGCGGCTCACGTTGAAGGACTAGATGAGCTATGGACTGGTCTGTATCCCACATTGTCAACAGGTGGTAGATGCATTGCTCTTTCGACTCCCAATGGTGTTGGGAATTGGTTTCATCAAGTGTATACAGATTCTGAACAAGCTCAAAATGATTTTTACCCCACCGTTCTACCATGGGACGTTCACCCTGACAGAGATGAAGAATGGTTTGACAAAGAAACTAAAAATATGTCTCGTAGACAAATTGCACAAGAATTACAGTGTAATTTTAATATGTCGGGTGAAACCGTTATACATCCAGAAGATTTAGACTGGATGCAAACACAGATTAAAGAACCAAAATATCGCACCGGATTTGATCGTAATTTTTGGATTTGGGAAAAGGCAATAGATGGCTGCAACTATCTCCTTACTGCTGATGTTGCCCGAGGAGATGGCAAAGACAATTCGACACTTCATATTATAAAACTAGAGACGATGGAAGTGATAGCAGAATATCAAGGTAAGCCCACGCTTGATGTATACGCAGATATGCTTAATAGTATTGGGCGCGAATTTAATAATGGTATGATTGTCGTTGAAAACAATTCCGTTGGATTTGCAGTATTAACAAAATTGCAAGAGTTGGGTTATAATAATATTTACTTTTCTATTAAGTCAACTCATGAATATGTTGAGCAGCTACAGGGAGAGAATATGTCTAATGCTGTTCCTGGTTTCTCTACCACATCAAAAACACGTCCTTTGATTATTGCAAAAATGGAAGAATTCATTAGAAATAAACTAATTACTGTGTATTCTTCTAGAATGGTTAGTGAGTTAAAGACCTTCATTTGGCACCATGGTCGCCCCGAGGCTATGAGAAGCTATAATGATGATCTAACTATGGCTTTAGCAATTGGTTGTTGGGTTCGGGATACGGCTTTTGAGGCAGGAAAACTAGATCAAGAATATAGAGATGCGTTTGTAAGTTCTATGTTTGTTACATCAACAAAAATAAATAATCAGATTAAAGGACAGGAAGGATATCGCAGTGATATGGATCTCAGAGGAAAAGAGGAGCAGGCTAGAAGCATACACCAAGAATTTGGTTGGCTATATAAAGGATAAGATAGATGGCAAAAAACAATAATAATCCAAAAAATAATGAATCGGGACTTTTTAAGCAATTAACTCGTTTGCTTTCTGGTCCGCTTGTTAACTACCGAACGCAGACAAGCAGAAAGCTTCGCAGGGTGCAGCTAGACAAATTTAAGTTTCAATCAGCCGGTGGACTAGATTTTAAGAAGTCGTCTTACAATCCGTTTGAGCAGTTAAGCACGGCTATCATGGCGAACCAGCTTCGTGCTGAACGATATCAAGATTTTGAACAAATGGAATATACGCCCGAGATCGCTTCGGGTCTTGATATATATGCAGACGAAATGACAACTTCTTCAGAGCTTCAGCCACTTTTAGGCATTAAGTGCCACAATGAAGAAATCAAAGCAGTATTACAAGAACTATATCATACTGTTTTAAATATTGATTTTAATCTTTTCGGCTGGTGCCGCACCATGTGTAAATATGGAGATTTTTTCTTGTATCTAGACATTGATGAACGGCTTGGGGTTCAGTCCATCGTTGGCTTGCCCACACATGAGATTGAGCGCCTTGAAGGAGAAGATAAAGATAATCCAAAATATGTTCAATTTCAATGGAATTCTGGTGGATTAACTTTTGAAAACTGGCAGATTGCACATTTCAGAGTTTTAGGTAATGACAAATATGCTCCGTATGGCACTTCGGTCCTTGAGGCTGCAAGAAGAATCTTCCGTCAACTAATTCTTCTCGAAGACGCGATGATGGCATATCGTATTGTTCGTTCCCCTGAACGTCGTGTATTCTATATTGATGTTGGTAATATTGCGCCAAATGATGTTGAGCAATATATGCAACGAGTAATGACACAAATGAAAAGAAATCAAGTTGTTGATGCCGATACAGGTCGCGTGGATTTACGCTATAACCCAATGAGCACTGAAGAGGATTACTTTATTCCTGTACGCGGAGGTGTATCATCCAAGATAGAAACCCTACCGGGAGGCTCCTATACCGGAGATATTGATGATGTCAAGTATTTAAGAGATAAATTATTTTCCGCTCTTAAAATCCCTGCATCCTATTTGTCCCGTGGTGACGGGGCAGAAGAAGACAAGACGACACTTGCTCAAAAGGATATTCGATTTGCTAGAACCATCCAAAGATTGCAAAGAGCGATTGTAACAGAGCTAGAAAAGATTGGCATTATTCATCTTTACACGCTTGGATATAAAGGCGCTGATCTTATTAGTTTCAAGCTATCACTAAGCAACCCATCTAAGATCGCGGAACTTCAAGAGCTTGAGCACTGGAAGACAAAGTTTGACATTGCAGCGTCTGCTACAGAAGGATTTTTTAGTCGGCGTTGGGTCGCGGATCATATTTTCAACTTATCCGAAGAAGAATTCCTAAGAAATCAGCGAGAAATGTTTTTTGATAGACGACTGGATGCCGAACTTGAACAAGTCGCCGCAGCCATGGAAGGAGCAGCCGGGGGACTCGGAGGTGACGTTGGTGGAGGGCTCGGTGGCGGACTCGGTGGAGATCTCGGTGGAGAGGAAGATCTCCTCGGCGGCGAGTTTGGCGACGACCTCGGCGGAGAAGAAGCTGGCGGAGAAGAACCCGGCGGCGAGGAGGACACGCTTTTAGCATCCCCTGGTAAGCGCGACGACGACGATCAGAGACATCTAGGAAAAAGCGGACCCGAATCACGCAAGAGTCGAGCAAAACGGCGCGGAGTCGAGATTAATACACCCAGAACAAACAACCCTGGTGCCGTAGGTTACGAAACCTTACATCACCTCTCGTCTATTGGCGATGAGTTCAGAAAAGGCGGCTTATATCACGAACAACAGGACAATGATGACAATTTAGAAGAAAGGCAACTATTTGAGGTAAAACACGAAATAAAGAAACTAATTACAGAACTAGATAATAGCGGACTAGGGGACACAAATGACGAAAAGAAGACATAATAAAAAAAGAAATACAGCTTTTTTATATGAAGCGTTGATACGAGAGATGACCAAAGCTGTTGTATCAAAAGATAGTAAGACTAAACAAACCATTGTTTGTATGTTAAAAGAGTTTTTTGCCCCTCAATCCATACTTTCGAAAGAATTGGTATTATATAAAACACTGTCAGAAACAGACGATCTAGATCCAGCCACCGCAGAAAAATTAGTTTATCAAGTTCGTGAAGCTCATTCATCATTAGATAAAAAAGACATCTACAAAGCCCAGAGCCATCTAATCAAAAAAATAAATACACAATTGTCTACAGGTGTATATAGCAATTTTATACCAAA